AAAGCCGCTTTTACAATCAGACTTTCCTCTTACAATATCATAAGGCATAGAATAATTATATCACTATCTATTACGTCTAGTAAGCATGTTTTGAAGAAAGTTTACCTCATCATAGTTTATAAGAGGAAATATGTCTTTTTCATAGTCTAATGGTTTTAACATTACAAGAGGGGTACCTTCTTCATCAAAATTCATTTCTATATACCCCTTTTCCCATAGGTCAAAGGCTATTTGATTAATATGCTTCATATGCTCTTCAAATAGTTCTGGCATAACTTCTCTACATTTATCAGTCATAGTATAAGTAATATCTTCAGTAATTGGATCTACCCCATAAATTTCTATGAGGCCATGCTCTAATAAAAACTCCATAAACCCTGGAACCTCTTCGAACTCATCCATTATATTAGCCTATAGGTCTCTAAATAATCTTTAATATCTGGGGTTATTTCTGGCTTCTCTTTCTTTGCCTCTGGCTCATGTCTATCTGCTTTAGTTGTTTTCCAAGTATGAACTTCAATCTCTTGAACTTTTTCTCTTCTTGTATTTGCAATTGCATTATAAACAGATCCACACATTGCGTCCGCTAAATCTTTAGATTTTTTTCTAGGATGATCTACACGATTTCCAACAATTCTTAATTCCAATAGTTCATCTTTTAATACATCAATATGAGGAGCAACAAGTCTTTCTTCATAAATCAACATAGCAAGATCTTCATAATGCTTTTTAGCAACAGATAATGTTTCAGTTCTAATTCCTACCTGCTTTAATTCTTGTTGAATATCAAAGGATTGCCAACGATCAAAAGAAACTAAGCCTAGATTAAATCCAAGTCTTCTTAAATTAATAATCCAATTCTTTACTTCACTTAAATCTACAGGGCCTTCTTTGTGTGGCTCCCACCATACAATAGCATCTACTACAACTAAAGGAACGACTTGTTCATAGTCATTAAATGATTTAACACTTACCCACTTATCTACGTGAGCAATAGATACTGCACACTTGTCATGCTTTTGTGCAAGGTCAGCGTGAACATAGTAAACTGTATTAGGATCTGCAACAAAAGTTTCATCTATTCTTTTAGCAGAATCTATTGGGTTTCTTCTAGACAGGCTCGACTCTATCTTTTCCCTTGACTTAAAAAATGCATCTGAAGATACACTAGCCATACAAGCAAAACGCATCAAAGCATCTTGCGGATCATCAAAGAATGCTTTTTTAAAATCTTCTATCTTTCTTGTTGGGTTCATTTCCCATGTTGGTCTACGTAATGCAAATATTCCAGGAAGTTTATAAGACTCTATATGATCTTCTTCCCACTCTATAGAAAATTTATTTTTAACATCGTCTTCTGGTAACTCTGGATTAACAACAAACTCATGCTGCCTTGTTACAGTATCTTTATCTGCAATAACTGCCTCATATCTTTGAGAAATAAAATCACCTTTGTATCTAGGAAATGATAAAAGAATTACTTTACCAAAGTCTGGAAAACGAGAGTCTACAGATCCTCTAAACGCTTTATACATATTGTCTGCAGTCTTTCCTTGTTCATTACCACCAGAACCTTCCATTGCAAAAGCAGAAATCTCATCTAGTACTGCAAGCATTAAGTTTAAACCTTCTGCAGATTCTCTTTCAGAATGTCCAGAGTATACTGTAATGGCTTTATTGAATTCTATATTATTAACTTTCGCTTCATACTTTCCAGCAAACCAAGGAGAGTTTTCAATCTTTGACTTAAAGCCTTTAAAAAATACGTTCTTTGCTTGCTCTGCGTTAACAGCAACGTTAATTAAATCTATCGCATCATTCGATGGTTTCCCAAAATACCTCGATGGATCTTTGAGGCATAAAAGTTTATAGACAATATAAGCACAGCCAATGGTAGAAGTATGATCTTTACCACTACCTTTTCCACACATAAGAATAACTTCTTGCTTAGTATATTTTTTATAATGTTTTTCTCCCTCTTCTTTTCCCATCAATTTTACTAAATCTTCTTTTTTATATATCTGGCTCATGCATTCAACAAGGGTATACTGATACTCAGATAATTCTGGCATATTAAGATAGTCTTTACTTTTAACAAAAGTTCTTACATCTACTGGCTTTTCTTCAAATTGATTTTCATCTAATGCTTCTAAAAAATCACTCAGGTCTAGAGTCAATTACAACGACCTCCGTTTGAATCTCAGACAACTTTTCCATAATCTCTTGTCTAATTTCTGGATGGTTAGAAGCAACCTCTTTTAAGATACCAATTAAAACTCCTTGTTTTCTTTCCATTTCAATAATTTGTTCTGCTATTTCTTTATTATCTAGCAACCCTGCTTTTTGTAGCATCTCAAGTCTTTTACTTTCAATATCTGCTATCAGTTTGATAGCCTGAGTTTTAGCACCAAGATTTGCATTTTGATCTGCAACATCAATAACTTCATAAGATTTTTTAATTAAAGATGAGAAGTGTTGATCTGCTCCAGCAAGTGCTTCCTTAGCACGAGCATGAATAGCCTGATTGTTGGCTGCCATGGCTCTCCAGTCGTTAAGCAACGACATAACCTTTGGTCTAGGTATATCTAACTGCTTAGATATCTGAGAGGCGTCTAAGCCCTTTAAATACTCTGTGGCAACACTGTTGACAAGGTCAAGGTGTTTAACTAAATCATTTTCCGTCATTTAATGTCCTTAATAATACAAGGTAGCCAATAAGATCTAAAATAGTATCTTCAGATGCATACTCTTTACCTTTATGTATCCTATTAAGTTTATCATCAATACGAATATATAGTTGTTCTTTTGGATCTGATTTACTAAATATGTTGATAGGGTGACTATAGGAACTACCATATGATTGATTCTTTTTAATAAGTAGTTCTGCTATATCAAGACATTCATCTAATATCTTTCTACCCGCAGGTGCTTGGGTTGATATATCACGAATAAACTTCATACGATCTTCAAGTTGTTTTTCAAAATCTGGATATTTATAATCTGCCATATCTACCTCTTTGACTTTCTAAGACCAAACTTGGCAAGATATACGTATATAGTTTCAACAGATGTTCCACACTCTTTAGCAATTTGTTCGGGACTTTTCTTATCAACCTGATACCTTTTCTTTAACCATGCTTCACTTGTATATAACTTCATTTTATCATTACCCTTGCTTTTTGTCAACGTTGTGAGGCTCATCAACTAATTTGTTCCAGTTTTTAACTGAGTACCAACCAATAGCAACTGCATCTGCCACATCGTCATCATCTATATTTGTACTAAATTCAATATTAATTATTCTTATAGTTCTTTGTTTTCTTTTTTCTCTTTCCTTTTGCTTATACCAAGAAAATGAATGACCTGGATTTGCTTCTTTAATTTCTTCTTTTTCTTGCTTAGTTAATTTTTTATTACCGATCCAATTTTGCCAAGCAACTGGTGAGCAAGATACTACAGTTCTATTTCCAGACATCTGAGAAGATCCTATAATTGCACCTTGAACTATGGCAAGATTAATAGCAGTCTTTTGTGAATTTGTATAAATTGCAGATTCAATCACTACTGCTTCTATGTCAAAATCTTTTAAGAATGGAATTAATTTTCTACAAGCGTCTCCTGTTTTTTCATAAACATGTCTACCGTGAAAGTTAATCTTTCCATACTTTTTTAAAACTCCATCAACGTATACTGAAAAAGCCATAGAGTTAGTTGATGCATCTATAGCAAGAATATTCTTAGGCTGACCTATATATAATAATTTATTTTTCTTCATAATCAAAATAATCCTTTAACTCTTTAATAAACTTATCTACCTTTTTATCATTTACTAAACAAGAATTGCAAAAGCCAGCATCGTTATAAACACTAATCAAAGTATTACAACCCCCAGCACATCTTCTTTCTTTTCCAACCCTTGCTTTAAATTTTGAAATTTGATATCTTTCAACAATTTTTTTCTTAGTTGATTCAGCACGACATGTTGGTGAACAGTAGATTTGATTTTTACTAACTGTATCAAATGAATCATCACACCATTGACATATCTTATTGCTCAATTTCTTTTCTTCTCTCAATTTTTATTACACCTGTCTCCCTAGAGTCACATACCTTTTCTAGTGGGCAAGATCCACAAACCTTAGAACCTACACGATATGCTCGTTCTGGAAGTTGTTTATCTTGAAAAGCCTTGTATGTTTTTTGCATCCAATCAAATAGATAATCAATAAACTCTACGTGCTTTTCGTTAGCAACTACTGGAACAACACATATCTCATGAGTATTTTTTGATTCATAAACAATAGCCCCAACCTTTTGCTTTAGTATTTTCATATAAATTAAAAGTTGTTCTATATGATAAGAACTTGCATGTCCATTGTTTTTATGATATTGGAACGCTTCATCTTTAGTGGTTTTGATTTCAAGTAAAACTAATTGATCATCTAAACTAACCATAGCATCTGCATACCCAAATATTGGAGGATCACTATTAACAATTTGTTTTTCGCTCCACTCTAATATTCCTTGAGCCTCTAAAGCCTTTTGAATTCTTTCATGTCCACTAGTTCCTGCATTCATATTTGCATAATTAATACCAGTGTTCTTTTCTTCCCATTCATTACCCTCAAATGCTAGGTACCAGTATCTTGCACAGTGACCTTGTCCAAAAACAATAGTGGAAGGACTAAATGTTTTCTTTTGAGTAAATCCAGATCTAGTATTTACTTTAAACTGACCTTCGTGTATGTGGTCAGCAATTTTAGAAAGATCCACTTGACTTTCTTTCTTTTTAACAATTTTACTAACTAATGATTTAGCCATTAGAATGTCCTAACATTATATTTAAGGGCATCGACTAATTTGTCGGTTGCTTCTCTCATTGCATAGTACATATTCTTTTTTGCTCTATCATCTTTCTTTACGTGAGAATACCAAGCAGCCAGCATAGCAAACTTGGCAGCATAAGCCTGTAGTTGTGTAATTAACAATGTAGCCTTTGCTGGTGGTAAATCTGGGTTAGAGATTAATTTAGCAACAATAACTAAAGCCTTTGTTAATTCTTCATCGTTCATGTACTCTGATATATCATTAAACTCTGTAACCTTATTTAATAACTCTACTGTAGTTTCCATTACTTCTTCTCTCTTAGTTGTTCAAATACTTCCCACTCTATTATAGCAAGTCTTACCTTTTTTGTTCCCTCGCCAAGTACAACCATTAATGCTGGATCTTTTGATCTATCTACACTCATAGTATCCATAACAATTTTTGACCAGACATCTTGATTAATAGAAAATGATTTAGAATACTCTTTAACGTCTATAACAAAATCTTCATTACTACCATCTGCTTTTACCATACCTCTACCAGAATTTTTATGTTGCTTGGCACCAATACGCTTTAATTCTGAACGCTCAGACATTAGTACCCCTTTGAAGGAAATACAACTTTAGATAAATGCTTTTCTGTGCACATCCAAGTCAACTCCCCTGTTGCTGTATATAATCTTGCTGTAGTAACTATTGCTTTACATGTATGGCATACAAAACTACCATTATATAAACTATAATTATTGTTCAAGCATTGCCTCTAATTCTTTAACCTTGCTTGGATTTTCTTTTAAGTAGTCAACAACTTTTGCTCTACCCTGAAATCTTTCTCCAAGTACTGTGTACCAAGCCCCGCCTTTTTCAATTACTCCGTAATACTCTGCTGTGTCTACAAGATCAGCAACCTTATCTACACCAACTGTATCTGCGTCAAAGTAGAAATCATAAGATCCACCAATAAATGCTGGTCCAGTTTTATTAAAATCAATATTCCAGTTCACTGTTCTACCAATTTTAGATTCTATAATCTTATCTCCAACTGTAGTCTTTCCTTTAATGGCTTGGTTCTCTGATTCACTTGACCACAACTTTACAATTGTGCTAGAGAAAAACTTAACAGCATGCCCACCAGTTGGTTGATGACTTGCATACATTGCACCAATATTATTTCTTTGTTGAGAAATTAAAATTAACAAGGTTTGATTATCTTGGTTGTTTGCATAGTTAAGCATTTTAACAGCGTTAGTCATGTCTCTTGCTTCTGCACCAATTTGTTTTGTATTTTCTAATTGCTTTAATTCTGTAGAATCTTTTTCAAAATAGATAGCAGGCAGTAATGCAGATATTGAATCTACAATTAAAACATCTACCTTTGCCTTCATCAATTGGGTAGCAACATCTACCATATCATTAACTGTTCTTGCTTCTGAGTAAATTAATTTATCTGTATCTACCCCAAGTTTTCTAGCCCACTCTGGATCAAATGATTGTTCAGCATCAATCCACGCACACAACTTTCCATCTTTTTGTGCTTCTGAAATCATTTGCAAACAAAAAGATGATTTACCTGCTGACTTGTTTCCCCAAATTAAAACTTGTCTACCATATGCAAAGCCACCTCTTAATGCTTTTGTTAAACCAATACTTGGTGTTTTTTGTTTCTTAACTTCTACATCTGTTCCTATGCTTAATTTTTTTCTTAAACTAGGATCTAGTTGTGATAATAGTTCATCTATTAATATCATTGACTTACCTCTTTCAGTGTTTTAGTTCCGTCTCTTGTTAGATCGAAAATCATTTTATTTGCTTTACCTGGTTCACATTTCATATATGCTTGAGAAAACATTGTTGGAAATATAACAATAGATTCCATATCTCTTGAAGCATCTGCGACTATCATGTTAGCCATTTTCTTTCCTGCTTTTGTTACTCTAGGCTTAAATGATAGCACATACTTCTCATCATTGCTATATGGCAAAGACTTATAATTTAAAAACTTAATTAGTGGATTATTAAACTTTTGTTTAATCTCATCTACAGGAACTGCTTCCATGATTCTATTTGATGCAACGGCAAGAATATAAGTTCTTCCTGGCTCTATCTTTGTTTCTTCATCATCAAATATACCTATTAGTCCTGTATTATCCATTAGTTCTACTCTTGACCAACCTTTACCACGTTTAATCTTTTTAATTACCCCCATTAAAATAAATACACCTTCTTCTTCAAAGTCTTCTACGCCACTTAAGTAAGCATAAAAGTGAGGAGGAACTGTTGTTTTAAATTCTGGCAAGTTTAAATATTCATATAGGTTTTCTTTTACCTTTGCATCATCTCTAGGATTGTCATCAAAAGTTAAGGCTCCCAAGGCATCTAATGCTTGTACTGCTCTAGAATTTATCCCACTACCTTTTTTAGATGCAATAGAAACAAACTCTTCTTTTGTTTGGTAAGGTCTTTGAGCAATAATCTTTTGAGATACTCCATCAGATATCCACTTAATTGCAGATAGTCCAATTCTAATTCCTTTACCCTCGATCTTAAAATCACTATTAGATTCATTGACATGAGGAAGTTTTACTGAAATATCCATACGTTTTGCTTCAATAAGATATTCGGTTCTAGCATCTTTGTCTTGTTCATTCTTTAAAAGTGAATACATGAATTCAGTTGGGTAATAATATTTTAACCACGCTGTCCAATAAGATAGTGTTGAATACGCAACAGCATGAGACTTATTAAATGAGTATCCTGCATGTGCTTCAAAGTCATGCCATAGTTCTTCTGCTTTGAAAGGAGTAATATGTTTTGATGCACCAACAACAAACCTATCTTTAAATTCATCAAACTCTTTTGCATCTTTTTTCTTACCAATAATTTTACGTACCTTATCAGCATCAGCCATTGTCATGCCACCAAGGTGCACACAAGCCTGCATAACTTGTTCCTGGTATAAAATACATCCGTAAGTATCTTTTGTAAATTCTTGCATAATAGGATGACTATATTCTGTAATTTGTTTTCCATGTTTTCTAAGTAAATAATCTTTACCAATTGTGTTCATTGCTCCTGGTCTAACCAAAGCATTAGAAGCAGCCAACTCATCTAAGTTAGATACGTTCATCTTAACCAAAAGGTTTGTATAAGGTGTTGCTTCACACTGAAAAACTCCCTTAGTCTTTCCTTCTGATAGCATGTCGTAAACATGTTTATCATCTAGTTTAATTTCATTTAATTTAATTGTAATCTTGTGACGTTCTTTAATTGCTTTTAGTGTGTCGTCAACAACTGTTAAAGTTTTTAAACCAAGCACGTCAAGTTTAATAAGTCCAATGTCTGCTGCTTCTTCCATATCTACAGCAACCACAGGTATACGATCCTTAGTTCCTGGAGAAGTTCTAGTTTCCATTGGTGCATATTTAAAAATAGGTTCCTTTGCTGTAACAACTCCTGCAGCGTGAATGCCTGTTCCTCTAATACGACCACGTAACTGTTCTCCATAAATAACAACTTCTGGATACTTTAATCTAAACCATTGTGCTGTTGAAGATTTTGTAAAGTCATCCCAATCATCTACAGTTTTTAATACTTTGTTTACATCTGCTAAAGGTATATCAAATGCTCTAGATACATCTCTTACAATACCTTTTCC